CCTGTCCCGAACCTGTTTTTGGGGGAAAACGAGTATGCACCTGCGCCTATCAGACATCATATAGTCGAGAATAAGATACATGAGTTTGATGAGAAGGACTATCATTATGATCCAGACACGCTGCTTGCAGCGACGTGCCTGGTCAAGTGGAGATTACAGCGGTATATTTTGGAGAGAACAGAAGCCAGGCCCCGCGAGAGTTGGGACATGGTTCTGGACAAATGGGTTGGTGACCCAGATAAATCACCAGGTTATCCTTTTAATAGATGGAAAACGGATAAGAAGGGTTGTGTTGATGACCCGGAAATCCGAAATGGTTTGTTGGAGGTTGTGGAGGAATGTCTTAAACAAGACACCCTCCATATTGATCATCACTTACAAGATAAGTGGATGATTGATGAGATGCCAATCTTGGGGTCCCTTAAAAGAGAACTGAGGAAGGTGGCAAAGGTTAGGGAGGAGAACACGAGATTGTTCTTTCCTTCGAACATATTATGTCACTTCATTATGGAAGTTCTGTGGGGTCCGCTGTCGAGTATGTTTCACGACATACTATGGCACTATCCACTTGCGTGGTTCAAGGTTGGCACTAGACGTGAAAAAGGCGATTTCAACAATATGGTGCACGTTCTTAGAGGACGGATGCATGCATATGCTGGCGATGGCGTTGGATATGACAGTAGTTTGGCTACTCATTTGTTGAAGTGTGTTGGTTTCGTGTTGGAGGCACTAACATCGGAACGCTACAAGAACTTGAAAAGAGAGATATTGGAGCGTTTGCGTGATTGTTTGGTTTTCTGCATGAATGGACAGGTTTATCGGAAACACTCGGGGAACCCGAGTGGGCATTTATTGACATCAGATATGAATAGTATCGCGATGATGATTGCCGTCACTTTTGTGATTATCCGATGGGCTGAAACTTATGGCCCGCCCGGCTTAATAGAGCGATGGGAGGAATTAAATGATTTCATCGATCAACATTTTGATGTGTGTGCGTTCGGCGATGATAATGTCATAGCCTGGGACGAAGATGAAGAATTTAATCTTAATATGGAAACATTTTCGCAGGAGAATGTGAAGATGTGGTTCGCGGAGCTGGGTATCAATTGGAAATATGAGGCGCCAAACGGAAGGTTTGGTGTTGGGCATACGTTTTTGGGTGACGAACCATTGGAGGTGTCACCCGGTATATTTGTACCGAATCATTCTCGGAAGGGTAAGATCTTTTGGGGTTTGCGATACGAGTCTGAGGGCATGAAGACGCTCGAGGGACGTAGAGAGGCGAAGAATCAGGCGTTCAATTCCGCATTACAGAACACTTGCTTTGATGAAGAAGTGTTTGATTACATTGAACGACTTTGGAAGAAGTATGATCCTCGCGGCTACTCTCGTTACGCGAAAAGTAGGGTGGAGTACAGAAGTCTGTTTTTCCCTGTCTTAGGAACCCGCATCTCTCCGGCACGCGCCTTGTGTGCGTAACGTGAGAGACGAGCGGGGGTTGAGCTGTGCTACAGCGAGGGGAAAAATTTGATAAAAATACAAAAATTAGCCGAACCGAGGAAGAGCGGTCGGCGGGGCTTTAGGCCACTTAGACGTGGCCGACAGCTCGCTGAAGCCAGGTTGATCCCATTGGTGGGGGTGACCGGCGGTGGTAAATCTGAAGCGAGGTTGCTTCGTGTTCCTCTGTTGGCCAAAGCGGAAGGCAAGATTGCTTTCGCTGAGGGTACAACAAAAAAGAAGAAAAATGTGGTGGTCGCACTCAAGCCGAAAGCGAAGAGTGTGGCGCAGCCACAGAAGGTCAAGGCCGAGACTTCTGTTAAAAAGAAGAGCAAGGCCAAGGCGGAAGGCATTATTAATATGTCGCCAGCGGGATCCGATTATATTGGACCGCTGCATTCATTGGTAAAAGCATCGGATAACATCGTGTCTGATTATATTGACATGATGGTGA